ATCAACAGCGGGAGATGGCAAGAAACGAATTACTGCCATGCCGTTGCCAGCTTTATCAACTTCTGGTTGCCAGAATCGGGTGTCATCTTTAGAACCAGCTTCTGCAGGAGTGCCGGTTGCTTCAATCGCTTTTGACAACTTGTCGAAATTGTCACGATTGCGTTTAAGATTTGCAAATGAACTCATATATATTTCCTTGTATAATTTGTATTGCGTTGTATAGTTTTTTTGTCCACATTATAATATAGGCTTGTACAAACGACCATATTATCATAATATAGATTTATATAGGTGACCTGTCCAGAAGTTTATCCAACATCATTAAAGTATTACCTATATCTTTGTGATGTATACCGATACCACCCGCACCAATGAAGGCTTGGATAATATCATGTGTATCATCAATCAATATCGATTCTGGTGTGGCATATTCGGTTTTCACCTTACGTCCAGAAACAATATTTGCTTTAAATGGAATGCCTTTATCAGACAGCCATTCAATTTTTTGCAGAGCAACTTCTCGGTGGTATTTTTGGCCACCAGAAGATGAAAGAATTTCTACCTCGACTTCATTTTCATGTTGATATTGTGTAATGTACGTCAACAAGTCTCGACCACCAGGCCACCAGTCCAATGTTTTAAATTGTTCTGTTTGCACAAAATGATCCCAATTCACATTAAAGTCTTTCCGGTCCCGCATAGAACCAGGTAACTCATCATATAGTTCAAGGTACCGGCGTTCAAAGTTACAGAGAACACCGTCCATATCGAGGTAGATTTTCTTTATCATATCATCTTCTTTAGAATAAGTTTATATTTTAACACATCCTGTGGCAGAAATGTGGCATACTTGAGCAATCTTAACCGAAATTCTGGCCACCGAATAGTATCGGCAATTCTAGCATTCCAGTTAGGTTCAAAGCCAAGTATTTTATTAAGTATGCACAAAGTTTCAATTTGTGTTACCTTCTGCATGGTCTTGCGTAATATTACAGGATAATCACCGTCATTCACTTTGAACAAATCGTTTGGATTGTCGCAACCATCAAATAGCAGGTGACAATCATTTTCGAAAAAGTACGATAGTGATTGTAACACCTTTTGGTGAGTCTTGTAATTGATATCTGCTTCTTCAGTTAACAAATCACCAGCCCAAGTATTAGGTTTCTCAACCAAGTTGGACACGAAAAATAATTCCATGTCTTCCTTATTTGTGTACTTCCTTGACAACTTGTGAAAGTGGTATTTGTCACGCCTATTCTCAAATGCATCAACTGAGATGTTACTTTTACCATTATATTTAAAGTAATCGTAAGATTCTCGGTTGAAGTGCAGTTTTAAAGAATTGAATAACGCAAATGTTTCATAACCAGTCATATGGGTAAACGAGATTTCTTCACTTTCAGCATATTCAAATCGGAAGCCAACAACTCAATTTTCGACTTTAGATTCGAATTAATTAATGTTGCGGCAACTTCCGTTTCGAGACCCGTTTCTGCACAATACTCAACTATAGCTTCAAGATGATTGATGTTTCTTTCGGAGACGAACCTATCAATCTCCACAGAAAACTTCTTCATTTCTTCTTTAGTTGGCATTATTTCACAATCGTTTCATACAACTGCTCAAATTGTTCGTGTGTGGCAACTTCTTCATCATAGTTTTGTTTATGATAAACCTTGACCAAACGTTGAACGACTTGTTTAGGTAATTTCAAATCATCTGAAACTTTTTTCACCGCTTCTTTAATGAAGTCTTTTTCTCCGTCCATTCGTGTCATAGAATTTGAACACTCTTGTACAGCATCCAACAATTTCTTGCGGTCTGCTTCATTAGAGATTTGATTAATGCTAAATTGTTTCACTGCCATAATATACTCCTAAATTATTTCTTTGTTGCTGCCATTGTGATGCAAACCGGATTAGCTCCAGTTTCATATGCACACTTAACAGACAATGGATCAACACCTTTTGTAATAGCGGCTTCGATGTTTTTGGCCATGTTATTACGGTCGTTTAAATTATACATGAATCCTCCAACGATTGTGGTACACAATACGATTGTTATAGAAACACATATAGTGATAAGGTCTTTGTTCATATTAAATAACTCCTTTTGTTCGGTCAATTTTGTCACCTTTGCTTTTGTAGAAAATATGCCTGCCAATTTTAGTCTCCTTCTGTAGTTTTGTCCAATTTGGATTAACATAATCTGCATGATAATATGTCGCACCATTTGTAACATCCTCCATACGATCAAAATTAATGTACAGGTTAGTTGCTAACTCTCTAATGTCATTATACAACTTTGTACTCTTGATTGTCAACCGTTTTGAGGTAAATAAGGAATCACAATACCAAGAAAATTGGCAAGTGTTACCGGTCTTTTGAGTTACTACATCGCAAATATTACTAGCATAGTTGCCGGTCTGTACACGATTTATAGTGACAAACGCAACAGCCATTTGGCCAGTAACGGGTTCATGTGCCGACTCAAAATAGATATTCTCAGCCAGACATGTCACGTGTTTTTGTGCCTCTTTTGATAGAGACTGATAGCTTGCCTTGATTGGCATAATGTTGTGTATATCAACATTGATTGAAGCTACCATTAAAATAATACTTGATAAAAATGCGCTTAGAAGCACAATCCTACTTTGCATTTGGTTCCTTTCTGTGTGTGAGATAGGCCGAAGCCTATCTTTCCCTTACGACTTCTTAGTAACCTTAGCAGGTTCAGAAATGTTAGAAACGAAACCATTTAAAGCTTGCGCCTTATTAATGATTTCTTGTTCTGATGGGAATAGTGAATATTCTGGTTGTGTTGGTAACTGTTGTCCTTGAGTGCGAGCATTCTCGGAAGCTACCTGCCAGTTATTATGTGCAACTTCCCGTTTAGACATATACTCTTGTTCGAGCATGTCTTTAGAAAGTTTTAGAAGTTCGAGACGGATCTCGAATGGTGTCATGTTACTCATATTTTTCTCCTTGTGTGATGAGTGTAGTGTAGTTGGTTATTCTGTTACGAGGAAACCAACTGAAACCCTAGTAAATGCGAACTTGAAAGTTTACTTTTACTAAATACATTATACATCTTGGAGGATAATAATGCAATTCTTTTTATATATATGGCACGATAAATGCCGAAAGATGTTCTATGTTGGTATGCATGAAGGACAAATAACTGATGGTTATGTTTCTTCATCACGCTGGTTTAACGGAGAACATCAATATAGACCTAACGATTTCAAACGTAAAATTATCAAAGTCTTTAATGATAGGAAGTCTGCCAGAAAAGAAGAGGCTAGATTTCTTCGTATGATTAAAGAATCTGAGTTTGGTAAAAAATACTACAATCTTAAAAACGGAAGACCTTCTGGCACACCACCTTGGAATAAAGGTAAGAAAAACATATATTCACAAGAAACATTACAAAAAATGTCAGTTGCTAAAATAGGTAAACCATCCAACAATCAATACACCAAAGCAAGTTGATTCTGTTGCTAAGTTCAACTTGCAAAACTCCGATGGTGCTTACGCAGCCATCAAGAAACGTTCATCGTTTGCATTTATTTTGTTTTGCTTCTACGACCGAGTTACCTCAATCCTACGGGTTCTGCTTTCCCGAGTAGCCAATTTTTGTACTTGTTGCCTTGTCGAAACTAGTCAAGCCCATCATAAGAATTTTGGTTTAGATTATCTGGATGTCCGTGATCCCTTAGTCATCTTCATTATCGCACGGCGCAGACCTAAATTCTTATGGTGGACTTGGGGGGATTCGCACCCCCGTCCAAGACACTTTTCAAAAAATCAGTTTACTACCATTCATTCTGTTGTTGGTACTACATTTTCTACAACTTCCATGATAAGCATTTCACGGATAGGTTCTTCAATACCTAGTGTTATCAAAATATCATTTTCTGGATCAATGATAACATCATCAGCTGAAAGTTCAGTTATTTTTTCTGAAACAAACGCAATTAATTCTTGCCCCGTTAAACCATCGGGATTAGAAATGTTAGTATAATTTGTTGTTCTGTATTCCACTTTGATTGTGGAATCTTCGTTTACTTTGATAAATTGAAAATCGTTCATTTTATTTTATTATTAGAAAGTTGTTAATATAGCACCAATAATTGGCGTTTCTCCAATAATTGGTCCGGAAGCAGGCCAACTTGGATATATTGCAGATGAACTAGTGTTTACCACAAATTGTACACTCGAACCATTATACCACCAATGGTCTGCAGTTATAACGTTTGCTGCACCACTTGGTTGTGGCAATGGATTATTATAATCTCCACCACGTTCAACAATCATAACGTGCATTTTACCAGCAGCCACCGTTCTTGAATAGTTGTAACCATCGAAATTAATTTGTCCTTGTCCACCTTCAAACGCCCATTTTCCAGGAATCAAATATGAATAACTCCATGCTCCTCTGTTTCCACCACCACCAGAGAAAGTTATTGAATTACTTGATACTGAATTAACCTGTCCAACAAAAGTTTGTGTTTTAACAGTTATACCAAATCCATTACCAACAGGTGTAGGTTGTGCGCCATCACCAACATAGGTGAATGGACCAAAATCATGTAATAAAGTACCAGAATTTGTAGAAGGTGTTATTGTTGGATAATTACCAATTCCACCAGATGCAATACTAACCATAGTGTAGAACATACTACTCAATGGTAAACCACCATTTGAATATGACCATGAGTTAATAGCAGAAGTTGTATATCTAAAATTGGGATGGTTTCTATTATAATTATCACCAGGATAATAACTTAGTTGACCTGTACCTTCACCATATCTAACTAAATTGGAACGATTGTTCCAGAAATAGTTAGCCAAAGCAACAGCACTAGGTTCTGCCGAGGCACCATAAAAATTACTAATTGATATCGCACCGCTTGAAGGAATAGCAACAGCTGAACCGTTTGGATAACCTACAGTACCAGGATTTACTAGTCCGTTGCCAGCATAGTATTCATTCAAACCAATTGGGTTAGATCCGCCAAATTCGGATTGTATTTCACTCAAAGATAATGAACCTTGATTGAATAATTTAATAGTCATTTTGTTATATATTTAAATGTGATATACTATTTAGTCAAATCAATCCCATAGGGCTTGGTAATACTTTCCAAATAATCTAAAACCATTTTTGTTTCGTTCTTCGTGTGCTCTGTATGCATCCCAATCGCATTTTCGGTCACCTAACTCCACCATTCGTTTACACTTTTGGCCATTATATTCATTATCGGAGTCTTGCCATTCAATTTTACTTGTACCAGTCCAATACTTCTCAGACCAATCCTCATTATTCTTGCATTCGAATGCTTGAATCATTTCCTCAAGTACCCAATCCCAACGTTTGAAATGATTGTCATCAATATCATAATCGTTTTCTTTTGGTGGTGCTTCAGTGCTGCGTAGACCAAGTCCTTCCGGTACATCTTCATCATCAACACAAGGAGCACCGTGTTTCGTTTTGTGTAACTGTTTCAGCATTGGCAAAATAATCAACGCAAGAGTGTGATCCATTGACCATGTGTCGTACTTATCAATGCGAATTTTCACTTTGCGTTTTTTGTGACTTTCTACCCAAACGCAAACTTTTTGTAACCACGTATCTTTGCCGTCTGGCCCAGCCATCCACCCACCGATTTCAAAGCGTTTGTCTTTTGATAACCAGAAAAATAGTTTATCTGCTATCTGATAAGGACCAATCCAGTCTCTATAAGGACCAATATAAATTTTCATCTTTTATCCCAATAATTTTGTATGTATGTATTTAAGCCGTTAATATAATTCGATTTGTCTCTAATAAAAATTTGTGGTACTTCTTCTTCGGTTGCAATAGCTACCACAATCTTATTTATAGTTTTACCTGTAATTTCTTCAAACATTAAAGCATATGCGGTACATTGCATAAAATAATTTTGAATCTTGTCTTCACTCTTTTCACGTGTAGAAGATTTGAAATCAATTACAGATAGTTCATTATCCCATTCAGCAATTAAGTCCACACGACCTGCCATTCTGAGCTGGTGACTATATAACGCCTGTTCAAGGCAATATATATTATCAACAAATTCATCCAACTTTGGACGTAATTGTTTGAACATCATTTTATCCAGTGGCATCATTGATGCTACTTTTTTAGGTGACAATTCACCCAATAAATAAGTTTCACATAAACTGTGCAATTTAGTACCACGATTTGACGCACGTGTAGCAATTTTATTTGCTTCTTCAGCACCAACTCTTTGTCGCCATTCCATAATGGCTTTCTTATTATAGTCAGCCAACACAGTAGTCACCGATGGGTACATTTCACCACTCGGTGTGTTATATCTCCTGCCATCTTCAGTTGTAACAGCCTTTAAGTCAAAATCTAACTCAGGTAATTTTATAAATTTAAATGGCATCAGGCTTTTATTTTCTTTGTAATTTTATCAACGTGCTTCTTAACAATTTGTTCAGTCTGCACCTGTTTAATTGATTTCTTACCATATCTATCACCAACAGTGCTAGTTGGATGCGCTTCTGCAACCTTAGATAAAACTTCTTTGAATCCATCAGGGGTTTTTTGATCTAATGTTCCACCAGAATGTGATACGATTGCCGGAGCAGTCATAACAGTTTGAAGATGTTTATTATCATTCAAATAATCTTCACGAGCTGCAATGCTCATAAAAGAATCAAATTGTTCACCAGTTTCGGTGTTTAAAAAGCTATAAGTTGGCATACCACTCCGGAATATTTCGTTTTTTCCAAGACGCTAAATGAGCCTTGTTCTTTATATAGTAATTTTTGTAGGATGCCAAAGAACTGCCAACAATTTTCACTTCGTCAGGCATTGCAGGTGTCGGTTCGGTAAAACCTACGCCTTTGGGAATGCCATTTGGCGGTGTGTTCAAAACTTCAACTAGTTTCTCGCAAGCATGTAATTTACCATATCTGTGTGTATATTCTCTCAATACTGCTAAGAATAACTGGTACAGCCATTCATAATTTTCATACGACTGTCTCAACCAAATAGCAGAGGGATGGTTAACATGAGTAGTGGAATACATAACACTATCACGGGAATCAGGGAGAACGTAGTGCTGTTGTTTGCGACCAGACTTAGATAAACGAGTAATAAGATTGCCGTCCAATACACGGTGTGCTGTAGATAAGAGCTGAGCATATTCAAGGATCATTTTGACCACGTGTTTATCATTGTGCATTTGAGCACAAGTAGTTGGGTCATTATCAAGATAAAAAATATTCATATAGAGCTAACACAATAGCGTAAATAACTAAACCATTGATAAAAACCACGGTACATACAAATACCGTGGAATTAATATCGTTACGCAAGTCTTCTATAAAATCAAGCAGTCTGTTCGACAGTTTCATTTACTTGCACTTCCTCTGCAACAGGATCAACCATTGCTGGCATTGGTGTAGCACCAGTCTGAGCAGCCAATTTGGCAGCAGAAGGTTTCTTAACCTTTTGACCAGGAACCCATGTTGATTGAGAAATGCCAATTGTATCGAGGTACTTTTGGACTTCTTTCACGTTGACCAATTGATAGGCTACAACTTGGCGGCCATCTTTAATTGCACGAACGGTACCGTTGGCAATTGTTTTAATGTGCCAAATGTATGTTGACAATCGGTACACATAAATTTCTGCACCAAGTTTTTGGTCAATTTCATCTTTGGTCACAGGTTCGCCTGAGACCATCAATGTCAAAAGTTTTTCGAAAGGTTTTAGTTTTACAGTTTTGGACATAATATATTCCTTAGTTTCAATAGTTCAATTATACACTTTGAGGCGAATTTGTCAAGCGGCATCGCCATGTTTGCCGTTAGATTGTTGCCTTTGAGCAACAAAAATCTTTAAAGTCTTGCCAAGTACCAGAGAAAATCACTTCACCTGGATTTTTAACTACCACTTTATTTTCGTAAACGTGGTACTCATATTCTTGGCAGCAATCGGTATCGGTAACAGCATGAATGTAGAATCCACCAACGGTATGTTTAAAATTGGCAATCAATTGAGCTGCAAGGCAACCCATACCATTAAATTGTTTTGTTTCACTTTGAGAGAAACCATTAACAATTTCACCAGAGCATAAAAAATCAGCCAGCTCTTGGCCATGACCTTCCAGATAACCATCAAATTGACGGTACATATTAATGATTGGTTTATCACCATCATAAACAAAAGTCAAACTACGTGTTCCCATTTTAATATTCCTCAATAGGGTTTGTTTCAATCATAATGTGACCAAACTGAATCACACCATCCCAACCTTTTTTACCACGGCCACCACCGGTGACAAATGGTGAATCAAAATCTTCAATACAACCAAGTTCCAGCAGATTATCATAATTATTTGCTTTGATATCACTAACCAAAATACAACCAATTAATCCAGCATCCACCGAATATGAATCACCATCATAATCTTGGTAAGTGCCATCGCCATAAGCGGTGCCATATGTTGCAAACTTGCGACCATCACTTAGTTGGAACTCACCATCTATACATTTATTGCCATCGATAGTGATGCCACAAAATTCTTCCCATTCTTCATCGGTCATTACATAACATAAATCACCAACATAATATTTACCAGCAGGCATTGTCATTTCATTATTCCTTAATAAGTGTAAGCTGAAAAGTGTGTGGCATCTTCCTTTAAGCAGGTAGATTGTCTGTTTGCCGCAGATCGATAACGTGCTGACGGCGTACTAGCTCGGGGACCACGATATCTAACCTTGAAAAATTTATTTTGACTAGACATTTCACTTCTAAAAAGGTCTAAAAATTGAATTGGTACTCTATGATAAAGAGCAGTTTTACCACCAATATTAAATACATCAAACATCTTGTTTTCTCCAAATTGAATAATCATTAAGCAGCTTTCAACATAATAACTGGATACTTTACAAAACCGGTTGTATCTTTTTTGGCTTTACCTTTAGCATACAAACCAATTACAGAATTTTGCGGATCCAAAAAACGCAAATCAGAATCATCGCCATTAAAAACGGAACGGAACTTATAAGTTTCTGGCATTGGCGAACCTTTTTTAATACCAAAAACAACAGCAACATTATAACCTTGTGTCATAGCTGATAATACATCATTATCATTACCATCAGCGGCAGAAAATGTCAGGTGATAATTAGGGATATTTTTGACTTTACGACCAAGTATTTTGGTATAATCATAAAATTGGATACGTTCAAACGCTTCAAAAATATTACGATATAATTTGCCATTACGGACAACTTCATACTTTTCCCAAGCAAGGTCGCTAGTACCATTTAATCGAATAACTGGAACTAAATTTTTATTGGCACTTTGCTTAATAGCCAATTCAATATCTTTAACCAACCAATTCATAAAATACATGCGCTCTTCGAAAAACATTTGTGTTTTGCGGATACGTGCTTTTTGAATAACGTTGGTAGTTTCGCCTTTTTTAAACATACCGCCACGGCCAGCTGTATTCAAACAAGCAGCTGTACAACCAGCGGTACGCTTAGCACATGTTTCATAACCTGACAAATCAGCTGGAGCCAAATGCAAAATATAGGTATTATAACCTTCAGCCAATCCTTTAAGGATTTTGGGGTTACCAGTGGAAAGCAGTTTCATAACAATGTGTCCTTTATCAACTCAACAGAATCCATTATACAGGTTTCGGTACAATTGTCAAGCGTTTTTCGCCTGTGTTGCATAAAAACAACATTAATACTTAAGTATTAATATCACCAGGAGTACTATTCCCATGATTCCGAACGTCATGGAACGACCCACCAGAGCGCCTAGGAACGCACCCAAGGCGAATATTGAAACGGATGATAGATATATCTCCATATTATCTCCGCATGTTGGCTTGGTCTTTTGCTTCTTGATCCGAGAAAATCGGAACCGCATTAGATTTGTGCAAAGTACCAATACCTTTCATAGCTGAGCCAGTATATACTTTGCCAATGATAGGTTTTGTTGCCATACCCTCACCAGTACTTAGACTAGGATAACGTACAGTTTCCCTGCCAGCTGGCGGTTTTAATTCAGGTAGTACATAAGTATTCATTTTCGTTTTGAGTACTTTTTTATTACCTGATGGTGGCGGCATAGAATTAACATTATCTAACCATGCCTGATATTCAGCCAGTTTTTTGGCTGTTGGTTTTTTACGTTTTGAACGATTGTGTACGAATAACATCATAATGCTATTATAACACTACCGATTTTATTATGCAAGCCCTATGTTGTTTTTATGCAACAACTTCATAAGTGACTTCGTAGCCGCCTTTTCGGTCAGTCCACCAATCATCTTCATCCATCCAGTCAAAATCTAAATCCACGCTTTCTTCATAAGCATCATTGATTACATCTTCAACATCATAGGTGCCATCTTCTAAACCAGAAAGAATGGTACTAATTTCTTCTTCCTCTTTGTCTGGATAAATGTCAGTCAAAACATCTTCATCAATTTCGATTGAATACCGTTTTTCAACTTGATGCCATTCAGATTTTACAACTGTTACCATTATCATCTCCATTGTTAAATTTAAAACACACTATAATTTCTTCCATAACGCACATGCCGATTTCTTGAGCAACTCTGTATTCGTTCAGCTCTTCGCTTTCTTGACAACGTTTTAATGCTTCAAGAGCTCCACGTTCAATACACATTTGCATAACGGCATATTCATCAATCTTCACGTTCAAATCCTTCTTCTGTAAAGAAGGTTTCTATTTTCTTTTGATTGTCCCACTTTGCACAATAATAATTATCAACATCACATAGTTTCAAAGCATCTTCTTCTGAAATAACACGATGTGACATAATTTGTTGGCCAATAAACTCCTGTGAGAATTCTTTGGCAGCATCCATCGTAACTGTATCAAGTGCATATTCTGGATGTTCAGCAGGTACTTCAACCACGTACCTCATACGGAATGTGTGTACAGCTTCAACTAA